CCACCCAATCTAACACAATTATCATCAAGTAATCTTCCACCGAAACTAATTGCTCTTATTGCTGAATCATATTGTTCATTAATTTCTTTAATTGTCCAATAAGGATATGGATCTGGTGTTAATTCATTATTTTTAGTTGTTATAGGTCTTAACAAATAATTTTTTAAATTCTCAAATTTAACTTTATTATTTCTTCTTCTAATAACTGTTACATCATTGTTATCCAAACATAAATAATTACTCACATTGTTACAAAAACCAGCTTGTTCAGATGCAACCATGATAAATTGATTACCAAATCCGATTAATAATGGTGAGCCGTGTCTAGCACAGTATAAATTATCAGGTTTATCAATACTAATAATAACCAAAGCCCATGTACCTTCCAATCTATCCATTGCTTTCATAATAGCCTCTTCCATATGTTTAACACCTTGGCTATCACATGTTTGATCATAATAATAACTGATTAAATTAACAATTACTTCACTGTCAGTTTGTGATCTGAAAGAAATACCTTTTTCTTCTAATTCTGTTTTTAATTCAAAATAATTTTCTATAATACCATTGTGAACAAGTGCAATTCTGTTCTTATAGTCTATATGAGGATGAGCATTAATATCATTGGCACTTCCATGAGTTTTCCATCTATTATGAGCAATCATTGTATTGAATGAGTTTCTTTCTTTTTTAATTTTTTGAACTGCTGGTTCGCTCTTAGTTGAAGTATATTTGACACATTCAAGTTGGTTATTAGTAATACCACAATATCCGGATGAATCATAACCTCTATTTTGTAATTGTTCTAAACCATTGATGGCATGGTCAAAACCGTCAATCGTTCCTAGAAATCCTATAATTCCACACATGATTATTTATAATTTATAAAATAAATTTTTTAATTTACTGGAGATAAAAAATTGAAATTACTTTTTTTTGTTGCAAAAATAATATATATGTATAAAATCAGTTTAATCAATGATGAATTTTACTACACATCATTAAATAAATTATTTCATGTTTTGTTGACTCTGGATTTTGAATCAATAAATTATTTTACTATCGATGATACAAAATTTATTATCAAACAAAAAAAAGAAATGCTAACAATAAAAAATAATGATTTCACTGAAATTTTAAATGAAATTCAAATTTATGATTTTGCATCATATTGTCAATCATCATTAGATTTAAGTAAAGGTAATGATAATGAATATTTTATTTTTGAACAAAGATTACCGACGCAAAATTTATTATATAAATTATCAGCATATTCACTTCGTGAATTTTATAGAAAAATAATTATCAAAAAAGATATTTCAAAATTGGTTTTTATTAACAGACATGATTTAAAATGTTTACTAACAAATATTTCTAAAAATAAATTATTAAAAATAATTAAAAAACATGGTATTGATTCAATTGTGGAAATAACTATAAATAATATAAATTACATCAATAAAGGAAAATATTTTTTGTGTCAAAATCTAATCAAACTAAATTTTAATAATTTTATGATAATATTAAATTATAATCAAGCTGACATTCATTTGTAAATTTTCTTGCAAATAAATGTGGTGACATGACTAATTTAATCAATTCATGTTTAGTTATTTTATTGTATGTTTTAGGTGATCTTCCACCATGATTATTTATTACAGCATTTTTCCAATCACAATGAGTCGCTTGGAAATTTTTAAAAGATATTCTAAATTTAAATAAAAGTCTAATAAAGTATTGTTCATCGGGAATAGAAAAATGCCAAATTTTAGTACAATCAAATTTCACACAAAATTCACAAAATTTTCTATTAATTATAAACCACTGATGTCCTGCTTGTTTTCTATAGTCTGTCACCTTAAAATAATTTCTATCGGGAGTTAAAAAATTATAAATATAATTAAAATTTTTCACAGGTATTGTTGTTTCGGAAAGTAAAATAAATCTTTGATTTTCTGCATTTTCTAAAGCATATTTTAATAAAAGCAATGTTGCTTCCACAATATTCATTTTGCCCCATGATGTTTCTATGGTTTCCGGAATGACAAATTTACTGAAAAAATCATCAGTTAATGGTTGTTTATTGTGAACATATATATTATATTTATCTTCATTGTTTTCAAAAAATTTTTTCCATAAATCAAGATGACAAACATTATCTTTTATTAAAAACAAAAAGGCAATTTTCATTATTTATATTTTTTTAAATTTTTTAAATAGGTGGTTAGATATACTGGTACTGATTTATAATATTTTAGAAATGAAATAAAAACTATGTGATTAACTAGTTCTGAATTATTGAAAAATGTTGTTGAAATGTACAACGACAAAAAACATAAAAAAGTTTGAATAATTGCATGCAATATCACACGACCAATAAAATTAAAAAAAGCAAAAATATTTGACACAAATTCACTGCTAAATCCCAAAATTAAATTTGTTATAAATATTTTAATAAATATATTTTCCATAAATAATTAATATTTATCCAACCATTAATAAAATCAATTTTTCTACCTTTTGTTTTTTTATAATATATTCATTTTTAGAAGAACTTGTATGAATAAAATTTTTGAAGAATTGGAAAATATCTTAGAAAATGCAGAGAATGACTCTAAGGTAAGTTTTGATATTGATGGTACTTTAATTGATTCTACAAATAAAATAATTAAACCAACTTTTGATATTTTCCAAAAATTTAAAACTAATGGTAAAATAAAAATTTTTATATCAACATATCGCAATGAAAAATTTATTGAAGCAACATTAGAACAACTTTTAGAAAAAAAAATTCTTTCAAAAAAAGAACTAAAAAAACAAGTTCATTTAGCAGTCCAAAATGAAAAAGGAATTGTCAAATATGATTTAAATAAAAAATTTAACATTATATTTTTCAAATCATCAAAGCAAAGTTTTTTCCAAACAAATTTTGATGATATGATTTTTTCAATTGGTGATTTAGATCATGATTTACATTTATATCAAAAAATACCAACAGTAATTAATAGAACAATTACAATTGTTACTTTACATGAAAATTCAATGGCAATTTTATTACCTATGAAATCTAATCTATGTTACTCAAATATTTGTTTTATTTTATAACATATAATTTATACCCCACGAAGGATGACGATAAAGTCCCTGACCTAATCTATTTTGATCGATAAATGTACCACATAAACCAATAGTTCTACTAATTATGAAAATTGAATTTAATCCTTGTAAACTTAACATTTTCTTTGTTTCTTCTATACCATATTCATTAACAAAAATATTGACTATGGAACAAGCAATTAAACCATCAACATTAAGAATTAAATTATCTTTTTTAGTCAAAGTAATTTTTTCAACTTGTTTGGCATAGTCTATCAAATCAGTATTTGGAAATTTATTTTTGATAAAATTCCATAAATATTCTATTCTTTTATCTTTATTAGTAGTATTATTTTTATACATATGACCAATTCCAGGAATTATTTTTGTACTCTTAATTAATTCATTTGGAGTAATTTTTTTTATATAAAAACCATCAAAAAATAATTCCGCACAATTTTGAATAGCTCCACCGTGTTTATCATGAATACATAATAATCCACTTGCAACTGCTGACGATATATTTTGTCCTGCTCTTGCACAGACAGCTGTATTGTGAGCTGATGAAACAGCAATACCATGATCTGCAGTTGTTGCAATAACAATTTCTAAAAATTCAGCAAAATATTCTGGAATATTTTTTTTAAATAATAAATTTCCAACCACATTACCAATTCTAAAGTTTTCATTTAAAAAAGTTGATAATTCTTTTCCATTGTACAATAAATCATTTTTTTCATTTGAAATCGATGAAACAAATTGTGTTGGAACACGTAACATATTGTTTTTAATTAAATCTGAAAAATCAAATGGTAATTTGTTTTTAATTGGATTATTATTTTTTGTCAAACCTAAATTTTCACATTTGTTTTTAATTAATATATCAATATCCTCGAATGAAGACGGAACAAAAGCACCACATTGTTCTAAATAATAATTTTTAAATAATGCTGTTTCAAAATCATTATTAGCATAAGAACCAGCATGACCAAATTGTTTTGTACCTGTTGTTTGTGAAGAAGTTCCAGTGCACCATCCGATTACAGGTTTCGTAATCATTTTTCTTTTTATCATTTCTGCAACAATTAATTCTTGATCACCACCTATTTCTCCCAATAAAATAATTAATTTAACATCATCACAATTTTGATAAAACATACAAATATCTACCATTCTTAAACTTGGTATTCTGTCACCACCAATAGCTATACCAGCATATAAATTACTTTGTCTATTAATCATATTTGCCATCTCATTTAATAATCCCCCACTTTTAGTGACTAAACCAATATGTCCCTTATTAAATAATCCCAGTTCTTCAATATTTTCGATTGATCCCATAGCATTGCCAAATCTTTTGTTACCACAAAATAATGCACCAACTGACGAAGGTCCTAAAATTGTTTTATTTAATTTTATAGCTTGCAAATATAAATTTCTGGCTTGATGCATTGACATTCCTTCAGCAACAATTAAAATTGTTTCAATATTTTTATTATTTAAACATTGAAAAGTTGTTTCATATGCGGATCTGAACGAATAATAATTTAATGCAATTTTAGCATCTTTGACGTCATCTATATTTCTAAAAATTGGAATTGTAATTTCTTTTGTACCATAAAATAAATTAACATTGGATCCTGTTGAATGGATAAATGCACAAATTGATGGTTCATTACCACAAATATAGTCATAGTCAAGAATACGTTGTCCAACGACAGTTTGTAAATTTAAAATAACTATTTTTCCATCAATATTTATTTTACTATTTACCACAATATTTTCATTGTATTGATAATCATCAAATTTCTGATTGGAAATAAATTCTTTTTTAACAAAATGATTTTCAATACATTTGGTAATATGTGTCTCTGGTCCGTAAATGTAATTAATTAAACCAATTTCATCACAACAATTTTTAAATAATTCCAATCCTTTTTTGTATCCAAGACCACCTCTTCTGACAATGACAATTACATTTTTTGATTTTAACTCGTTTTGATAAACTTTGATTGCTTTTATGATTCCCCTAAATGTCACATCAACCATTGTGAAATTACTTATTCCACCACCAACTATTAAATAAAATTGTTCATCCGATTTAGATTTCAACATTTGTTCTAAAACAAGTTTGGTGTAAAGAAATACTTCATTTTCAGTTGGATTTCCTGAATATTCTCCATAATTGCCCAAATTATCTTTATATCCCAAATTGACAATACTATCCATATACATTACACTAGCTCCACCACCAGCAATTAAGGTCCATATATTCCCGTCATTATTTAAAACATTAAATTTTAAACTAGCTCCACTTTTTTTATCTAATTCTTCAATTTGATTTTCAATATTATCGACATCATTTTCATATTTTTCATCGACATTATTAAATTGTAGTAACTTTAATTCATCTTCATTAAATAAATAACAAGAATCAACATCCCATTTAACAGCAAAATCAATACAAATAAATCCTTCTGTTGTTTTTGCCAAAGGATTAACTTCAAGAAAAGTAAAATTATATTTTTTGTAAAATTCATAAATTTGTTTACCAATTGTATCTATTTCATGATTAAAATTGATATAGCTATCAACACATATTTGTTTTCTACATAATGACAAATCACTAAAATTAATTCCTCCAATATTTTCACCAAAATAAATTTCATCATGTTGATCAGTAAATCTAATCATAAAATAATGTTCTTCTAAAATAGTTTGTGTTGGTTCACAAACAAAATATTGATAGTCTTTTGATTTAACAAAATCTTTAACTTGATCTATTCCATAATTTATACCAATTAACCCTTTCTTACCTCGACCCTTAATTTGCTGATCGACTTTGATAGTGTAATTGCCTTCTGATAAATCAATTGGATCATGTTTGGTAATTTGATGAACATGATAACCAAATAATTTTTTAATTGAAAATTCTGACATAATTTTTTCTGGCATATTTAATTATTCTTATCAAGATTATTTTTTTCTATTCAGATTATTTATTCTACCAAATCAAAAAATTTGTGTAATATTATATAATAATGACAAAAACTTTTGTCGTGTACTTTGATCGTGAACACATATCAAATAAAGATAAATATTATGTAAAATATTTATGTAAAAAATTTGAATTAATTAATAATATTGATAGTTTGAATCAATTCATTGACAACAACAGTGGATATTCATTTATTTTACATTGTGTATTTTATGATCAACAATTTAATTTATTCAAAAATTTAAATCGTAACAATTTACATAAACATAAATTTTATTGTTTTTTAGATGACATCCATACATTTTTTGGAGATGATTTAAGAAAGAACTCTCAATTAACCACATTATTTTTTTATTTGGATTTAGCTTTTAAAATATTTGCTACATATAAATACAATTTGGTTCATTTAGGTTTGGAAAAATATGTTAAAAAAACTATATGGTTACCTCATTATGCAAATCCAGATTTTTATTTGAATAATTTTGAAACAAATAAAAAGAATAAAATTTTATTGAGTGGGAATATTTCGGAGATGTATGATTTTCGTTCTTTTCTAAATAAAATAAATAATGAAAATATAGAAGTATTAGAACATGCTGGTTGGAATTTAAAAAATTATGACAATAAAATAATTGGAAATAAATATGCTCAAATTATAAATCAATATAAATGTGCTTTTGTGGATTGTGTTGTTCCTTCTGGATTTGAATTTTTAGTGCATAAAAATAAAAATAAAAGATATGCTGTTGCAAAAATTTTTGAAATAGGTTTATGTAAAACATTATTATTGGTTGATGAGAGAATAGTTTTTGTTTTAGAACAATTAGGTTTTGTTAAAAATAAACATTATATTGGGTGTAATAGTTATAACATTAAGTCAAAAATAAATTGGATAATTGATGAAAACAATAATGATAAAATTAATGAAATAATTGATAATGCTTATGAATTAATAAAAACCAAACACACTATAATTCCAAGAGTCAAATTAGTATTAAAAAATATAAGTGATAATGATTATTATGAAAAATTTAATTATCCAAAAATTTTTCCATGTATGAATATTTATTATTCTAATCCAAAATTAAAAATCCCAAATAATTTCTCATGTTTTAAAAAATTAGTGTTTGAAAATGAATTACATGATGTAATAAAAAATGATGTAAGTGATTATGTTATGTATATACAAAATGAAATTGATTTCAGTAAAATAAATTTTGAATTAATTGACGAATTATTATTGTTTGGCTACAATATTTATTTTACTAAATATAATGGAAAAATGAAAAAAGTGAGTGAACCACCAGAAAACTATATTTTTAATATAGTCAATAGAAAATTCATAGAAAAAAATAAATACATAGAAATATAATTTCTAATTTAATATAAATGAAAATTGGAATAATTGGACTTGGATTTGTTGGTGGATCCATGTTAAAAAGTTTTACAGAAAAAAATGTCACCGATGTTATTGGATATGATAAATACAAACAAATTGGGTCTTTGGAAGAATGTTTAAATTGTGACGTACTTTTTTTGGCACTACCAACACTATATGATGATGAAAACCAAGAATATGATAAAAACCCAATATATGAAACATGCGAAATTCTTGAAAAAAATAATTTTGATGGAGTTGTGGTAATAAAATCCACAGTTGAACCAGAAACAACAGAAAAATTAGCTAAATCATATAAATTAAATTTTGTTCACAATCCTGAATTTTTAACTGCAAGAACAGCATATGAAGATTTTCATAATCAAAAACACATTGTTTTGGGCAAAGCCGATTCTTGTAATGAAAACAAATATAAATCGGTTGTTGATTTTTATTCTACTTTTTATCCTTATGCTGAAATATCATTGTGTTCAAGTACAGAAAGTGAAAGTATGAAAATATTTGCTAATTGTTACTATGCGGTAAAAATCCAGTTTTTTAATGAATTACATTCATTATGTCAAAAAACAAATTCTAATTATAATACCATTAAAGAGTTAATGATAAAAAATGGGTGGATAAATTCTATGCATACTGATGTCCCTGGACCAGATGGTAAACCAAGTTATGGTGGTTTGTGTTTTCCAAAAGATACCAATGCTTTATGTAAATTTATGAATGATAAAAATTCTCCTCATTTAATTTTGGATGCTTGTATAAAAGAAAGAAATATGATGAGAGAAGATCATGACAATTGTATTTTGAAAAATGAGTGAATAAATAAATGACATAACAAAAAATAAAATAAAAATAAAATATTATAATGGAAAACTTTTATAATATTTTAGTTACTGGTGGATGTGGATTTATTGGATCAAATGTTTTAAATTATTTATTACAACAATATCCAAACATTAATTTTGTTAACTATGATTGTTTAACCTATTGCGGTAATATTTTAAATGTTGATAATTCCAATGAAAATTATTTTTTTGTTCTTGGTGATATTAATGATAAAAAATTAATTTTGGAAACACTTAACAAATTCAATATTGATTGTATCATACATTTTGCTGCAGAAACTCATGTTGACAATTCATTTGAAAATCCAAATTTATTTGTTGACACTAATATTCATGGCACAATTAATTTATTGGAATCAATAAGAATTCATAAAGTAAAAAAATTTATTCATGTTAGTACTGATGAAGTGTATGGCGAAGTACATATGCATGAAAATGATTCTACCACTGATATGAAATTAAATCCAACTAATCCATATTCTGCATCAAAAGCAGCAGCAGAACATTTTGTGAATGTATATGGTAAATGTTATAATTTGCCGGTATTAATTACAAGAGGAAATAATGTGTTTGGTCCTAGACAATATCCTGAAAAATTAATTCCAA